GGGGCCTTGCAGGATCAGGGCCCGGATGTTGCCGGCAATGGCCGCTTGACTCATCTCGTCCAGGATCTCGAACCGGGCCTTGAGCCGGTCCAGGGTCTGCTCGTCGGTCTCGTTGTTCTGGGCAGCCACAGGCGCAATCTGATGCTCAATGCCCGTGCTCAGAAACTCAAAGTTACCAGCATCGATCCGAACCCGGACCTTGCCCTTGCCCCAGCGGTCGCCATTGACCACCATGTAACCGTCCTGGCTGCAATCTTCAAAACAGGTAAACACGGCGTTGGAAACCATCTGGCCCTTGTACTCGCCATTCATGACCCGGATCTGCTGCATCTTGTTCTTCATAGAGTGTGTGGTGTGTCCTTGTCTGCTACTCTTTAATGATAGCAAATGGTCGGGGCAGGGTCAACCTGCCCCTGATGTTTTCTTGAAAAAAGTTAGCCCAGTGTTTTCAACAACTTACGAATTGCTGATGGTTCCCAAAACATCCCACATCCCGCCCAAAGCTGGATATTGTTCAACATGCTTTGGGTTGTAAAGTACATTGCGGAACTTGGGAAACTCGGCGCAATACTTCCCAAACATACCGCTACCGCTGGTTTTGCTGTAGTTGGTGTTGGCAATGCGGTCAGCAACCTTGACAATCACAGCCAACGGGTTGGCAGCGATCTTGGGATAGGTACGTTCTGCACGTTCCTGGCGATTCTTGCCCAGTTCGTTGGTGACGTCGTAGACCACGTCGGCAACTGCTGAACCCACGCTGGTCTGCAGGTCGTTGTAGGTGATGCCAGTGTCTTCCAGCAGGTCGTGACACAGAGCAGCCTGCATGATCACATCGTGGTCACCAAACCCTGGTTCCAATACGGCGTAGACCGCTTTCAGATGCACTGAATATGGCTGATTGTTGTACAGCAGGTTGCGAGCAGCATGCTGTTCGCTGGCAAAATTTAGAGTGTTGGGGTGTTTCATAAAACCAGTATAGCGCATTTGAATCCAAAAGTAAAGGAATTCCCAAAAGAAAATTCCCTTTGTTTTCAACAACTTAGCTAAGTTGTTGATTTTATTGGGGTTAGCCTCCAGGAGCACAGCCTGCGCTGAGTGGACCCTGTGAATTTCCGCGTGTCAGGACGCCCAACAGCAGCTGGCCGGCACCCTGGGCATACGTCAGTACCCCTGCTCAGCTCAGGCTGCTGATGGGCGTTCTGCTGTGTTGAAAACAAAGGACTTAGCGGCCCAGTGTTTTCAACAACTTACGCAGCCTAATCACAGGCGACTCCTGCTCTGACAGCCACTCCAGCAACTCCAACCAGCACATATACATGATCACTGTGAGAATAACGATTCCCAGCATGGTAACTCCTTGATTTTCAGTGGGTTAGCCCCTACTGGGGCAGAGCCAGATCCAGCACGCTCAGCGTGATGGCAGGAAAATCCACCTGCCCGTCATATTCCAGCTGCATCCGCTCGAACTCAGTGCGAAAATCATCCTGAACCACCTGCCAGTTCAGCAGGTGACTGCGACTGTGGTCAGAGTTCCATTCCACCCGGGGCATCAGATCCTGGGTTACCAGCTCAGCAACACGGCCCAGCGGGTAGCCAGCAGGCAAGGGGAAGAAGTAGTCTTCGCCGCCCTTGAACTTCCAGTACTGCGGGCAGTCACCGTTGCCGCTCCAATCGTGGGCACCGTAGTTTTCTGAATACTGAGTAACAAGATGAATCTTGGCCATGGTGTGTTCTCCTGTGCTGTCTGCTACTCTGTTATGATAGCAGTTTGAGCGGACGAGGTCAACCCTACTGCAAAATTAACTGCCGTTTGTTTTCAACCTCTTAGCAGGCGTAGAAATGATAGCGGGTTTCACCGCCCACCACGCGATAATGACCCATACCAATCTCGCGAGTAACCACCACTCGATCAGCCAGTTTGGCCAACTGTTTCTGCACTTCCAGAGACAGTTTACCCCAGCATTTGACACTGAATCCGTTCTTGATGCGATCGCTGATGATTATCTTTCCCTGCATCAGCTTGCGGGCCGCGTAATAGTTGGGGTTGTTAAACTTGGTCTTCATCGCTGTCTCCTGTGTTATCTGCTACTCTTTTATGATAGCGAACGGTCAGATCAGAGTCAACCCTGAGTGCAAAAATATTCAGCCTGTGTTTTCAACAGGTTAGCATGGCTAGCATCTGAGCATCCAGCAGTGCAATCTCATCTGGCTCCAGGTAAAAATCTGTACGTGGATCCCAATATTGGCCCTGTTGGGCATCATAATACAGCACTCGATTGCTGCCCATGATGAAGGGTCCTTCTAATCCTACCCTGGCCCCATAGCCTTGAAAAATGTTTTCCTTGCGACCCAATACTCGATATGCCACAGTTGGTCTCCTCTACTGGACAAGTATAGCAAACGGTCAGGATTACCGTCAACCCTGAGTACAAAATTATTTTGCTCTGTGTTTTCAACAGGTTAGCATCTGGCCAGATGCGCTGAACACCCAGGAGAGCAGTTGCTAACCTGTTGAAATTGTTGACGTTAGGCCGCTTTGAGCATGGTGAACGGCACTGTGATCAAACTGCCCACCGCGTACTTCCCCCACATGGGACCAGTGATGCGCACCGTGGCACGGGTCTGCCTTTTGTCGGTGATCACCGCAGTGTAGGTATACGGGGACAGTTTCTTAGCACTGGTGAATTGGACTGCAGAACCAATACCCAACTGATGTTTCACTTGCATGGCCTGGTGGCTGCGCTTGAGCTGGATGGTGTTGGACAGTTGATCCAGCGCATAATCATCGCATCGTTGCACAAAATTCAGCACATCTTCCAGTTTGGTTGTGTTGTTCACTTGTATCCTCTGTGTGTGTTTACTACTCTGTTATGATAGCAGTGACAGACAGTCCCTGTCAACCCTGACTCATCGGGTTTTAAAAATTTCAATGAGATCCTCAGCAGAGTTCAGCACTTCGGCATATCCTCCGCTGTGGCCTTGCTCATAGGCGCAGGAGGCAACCCTGCTGGCATACTGATCAGGTACACCCTCCAGGATCAAATAGGCAGTGAAGTCATCGTGCCAGGTGTCCAGCAAAAGGTCTCGAACTGCTGGATCTTTGCGATTCAGCCAACGTTGATCCTGAATCCAGCTATAGTATCTGCTGCGAACGTCTGCCTCAAAGTCACCAGTTTTAGTCATCATGTGCTCCTGTTACTCTGTTATGATAGCAAAGGGCCCCAACACTTGTCAATCTGGGAGGAAATTCGGGTCCCCAGGGACAGCACCCACCCTGGCTACTTGTCCTCCGCGAGCGCCAGAGCTTCTGACGAGAACAAACGATATGGTTCATACGAATTCCAATGATCATGAGCCATGCTATAGCTGAGCCGCAATCTTTGCTTATGGTCATTGACTCCATAACAAGCACGTTTCAAACGGTCCAGTGATTGTTTTGGAATAAAAAAGTAATCCAATCGGTCTAGCTGGGGTAGATAAACCGTTAGCCTAATTGCACCAATTTTAGATTCTACACCAGACACCCAACACTGGCCACGTTTGTCCAGGATAGCTGTTTTGCTATCACTATAGTCAGAAAAGTCATAACCTTCTGCATCCACAAAGTCATATTTGCCCCTGATTGCTAATACCACCTCTACCATATGCTCAACGTTGAAAATCAGGGGATCAGCTAATGCTGCGGCTTTTTGGGCATCACTTGCATCTTTAAAGAAAGGGTGATGGGGGATGATGTCGTCACGCAGTAAAGCTCGTGCCTTTAGGGTTTTGTTTGTGTCTGTTTTGTTGGTGTTCATTCTGGTTGTGCTGCCTGGGTGTTTTTGCTGCTACTTCACGAGTATAGCGCACCAGTGTCAGCTGAGTCAAGAAAGATTAGGGTCCCTGGGGACCAAAATCAAAGTGTAGCGTCCTCCATGCCAGCTGCGCGAAGTTTTACAATATTGCTCAGTGTCCAGTTCTTGCTGTCCAGAGCTTTGATGATGCCCAGATACTGATTTCTGAGCAGAGCCACTTCGTTGATCAGCTCTTCATATTCCACCACTTCGGTTTCACCATCCACGTATTTTTCAGCATCACGACTACTCAATGCTTTGGCATATTTTTCCAGATAAGCCTGAAAATGCCGTCGTCTGATCCGCCTGAGCTGAATGTTCAGGTAGTTGAGCACCGCTTCGATTTCCTGCAGCTGATTGAACCGATGCTCCACTATGCCTGGCAGCTGAGCCAGGTTCTTTTCCAGGTTTCCTTTGGCTATGACTTCCGTTTTGGCCTGTGCCAGCTCTGCACGATAACGATCCAGAAAGTCAGCCAACAGGGCAATATTTTCTGATACCTTAGTCAGCCACATCAGTACCTGTCGTCTTTGTGATCGGTATCATAGTCGTCTGATTCCAATTCTGCCTGCTCTTCAGCAGCCTGTGCCACTGCTTCTGCCAGATATCGGTCATAATCAGCCAGAGATGCCAAATCGTCGTCGGTGAACTCCAGACTGCGACAAGCTATGATCATCTGTTCAGCTGCGGCGTCACGCTCACGAGCCGGGATATAGTCCAGCAGGTTGCGCCACAGTTCAGCAGCCAGTTCCACCGGATCATTCTGCATCTGATTCTCCTTTCTGTTCTATTTTGTTGATCATACGTTCAGGGTTCTGAGTCAGGTCCTGAATAATAGTGTCCCACAGGCTGTTTTCGTTGGTTTCGTAAACTCTGCGATAGGCTTTGATTTCATTGCCATCGGTCATCACATAACACAAACGATTGCCATCTTTGACCAACAGCCCCTGCTGTTCCAGCAATTCGGTCATGCCGCTGTGCATGGTCATGCCAGTGGCATAGGGAATTTTCACCTGCACTGATTCAAAGGGTTTGTTGTAGCGAGTTTTCATCACCTTGCAGGCTGCACGAATACCCTGCACATCAGTGGTTTTGTTACCCTCGTCGTCTTCTTTGAGCTTGAGCTTGCGAATAGCCACCACGATTGAGCTGGCGTAGATGACGCCCTGACCTCCTGAAATCTTGTCGTCCGGATCAAACATGTCCTGACTGGCATAGGTGTGGTTGGTGGCCAGCATGCCCACATTGTGACTGCCAAACATGTTCACACAGTTGCGAACCAGGCTGGTCAGTGCCTTGGGTTTGCGTCCCAGGTCGCCCTTCATTTCGCCCTTCTCAAACTGATCCACGTCAGTGGGAGTGAGCAACATGCCCAGGCTGTCGATCACAAACAGCACCTTGGGTTTGGTTTCCCCTGCAGGAATGGCCTTGTAGTCCTTCATGAACGTGCTGATGATTTTGGCCACGTCGTCAATCATGGCAATGTTGAGTTTGAGTAGCTTTTCTTCACTGGTGTCCACACCCAGTGCCTTTAGCCAGGATTCGTCCAGTGCATTTTCGCTGTCCACCAGAATCACATAGATGCCCTGAGCTTGAGCGTGTTTGATCACATTTCCTGAACAAATATAGCTCTTACCACTGCCACTTTCGCCAGCGAACACCGTGACTCTGCCCAGGGGAATACCCCAATGAAAATTTCCACTAATCCGATAATTCAGTGCCCAGTTTCCGGTGCTGATCCAGTCAGTGGGGTCATTGAAACCCACACCCAACCCCTCGATGCTCTTGGTGATTTCTTTTCTAAATTTGGAGATGTCAAAAGTACGATTTGCCATATGTTAGTTACCTGTTTATATATAGAAATTCACAGTGATGTATTTTATACACCACTGTGAAAGTGGGTTGTGCTAGGAGTTCTTCTGACGGTTACGAATCATAGCCAGAATGTCGTTGGCCTGAGTGCTGGGTTTGGCAGCAGTCTGAACTGGTTCTGCCTGAGCCGCAGGTTCCCAGGGAGTCTGTTCAACCACAGGTGCAGCAGCTGGGCTCT